TATGTATTGCCTTTGGCTTATGTATTGCCTTTGGCTTATGTATTGCCTTTGGCTTATGTATTGCCTTTGGCTTATGTGTATTGCCTATGTTTTTTTAACTATGGATGTATTATATAATAGGCAATGTCTTCGTGGAAAAAAGACTCGAGAGATACAACTAGGAACTCGAGACACCATTATAGCGAGTCTATATATGCCGGAAATGGAGGAATTACTACTCCAGGAACCATACAATGCAACAATATTTCAGTCAATGATTTAGAAGTTTTAAGAAGTATGCGATTATTAGAGGGCACTGAAAACGTGTATCTTAAAGGAAACGTGTTTTTAGGAAATCCTCTTGGCATCGTCGGGCTCGACGGAAATAACATCAATTTTCAAGCCACACCCACTATTATAAGTGAAACAATTGTAGAGGATACGGATCATACGGTAAGCACGGTTATACAAAGCAGTTATCTTTCAAATGATTATAAACTGGGATTGGCCGTTCATTATTCAGGCGATATATATTACTGCTATAAAACCAATATGGGATTAAATACTGGAATTCGCGTAGTGAAGTTTATAAATAAGGCCTGGGTCGAAACAGAATTTTATACACATTCTAGCTTAAACGCATTATCGGGCATAACAATAGTTAATGATAATTTATACGCATGTGACACTTTGAACTTCCGAATACTTTCATTTGATCTTTCAGTAAAATATCCCATCCCCATAGTAGTAGCCGGAGACGGAACTAGTGGCACACTAAATGGCAACGGGACAACCGCTAGGTTCATTGGACCAACTTATATATCAGCAGATAATAGTGGAAATTTGTATGTCGTTGATATTGATATCCTCCAGCCAAGTTCTAAAGTTAGAAAAATAGATAAATTCTTCAACGTGACAGACGTAGCATATGTCGATTCAATCAGTTCTATTGTTTGCGATAGTAGTAATAATATTTTGGTATCGAATGGCGTTAGTGGTCAGATATACTACATAGGGTCTACTATACCGATGCTCACTATTCCAAACGTAAAAACGATTGCGATTGATAATTATAACAACTTGTATGTATATTTCCCAGATGAGCTTCTTCTTAAAAAAAAAAGTCTGTCTGGCGCCGGAAACCCAGTTGTTATAGCAGGAGGAGGGCTGCTAGATATAGGAAGCGGTCTTGACATATTATTTAATAATCCTACGGCATATGTCTTTCATCTACAATCCAAATCGTTGGTTGTTAAAGACTCTGGTAAAATTAGAAAAATATCTTTATTCAAAACACTTTATACTAAAACGGATGGGGTAATAGATGTAAGTGGCGAAACCATAAATATATCAGGGACGACTAGGATTGACGGAACTCTTGGTTTGGTCAATGATTTAACCGTAGGCGCAAATAAATTCAAGGTTACTTCGGCAAAAGGTAATACCAGTGTCTCAGGAACGCTTGACGTTAGCGGCAATACTACTGTTGCCGGAACAGTTGCTATAGCTAGTGATTTAACTGTAGGCGAAAATAAATTTAAAGTTTTATCGGCAAGCGGTAATACCAGTATTGCCGGAACACTCGACGTTAGCGGTAATACTAGGCTTGACGGAACACTCGACGTTAGCGGCAATACTACTTTTGTCAAGAATTTATATGTAGGACGGCCTGTAACCAAGTTCAAAGTTTTATCGACAAGCGGTGATACTAGTGTCTCGGGAACGCTTGACGTTAGCGGTAATACTACTCTTGTCAAGGATTTATATATAGGACAGCCTGTAACCAAGTTCAAGGTTTTATCTGAAAGTGGTAATACCAGTGTATCAGGAACACTCGACGTTAGCGGCAATGTTGACATTAGCGGAACTCTCATAGTTCGTAATGGAATTATCGGCGACACTCGTCTTACAGGTAATACGCTCCTTTCCGGAAAGCTTGGTGTAGACAAGGACTTTTCTGTAGGATGGCCGGTGACGAAGTTCAATGTTTTATCTGCAAGCGGTGATACTAGTGTCTCGGGAACACTCGACGTTAGCGGTAATACTACTCTTGTCAAGGATTTATATATAGGACAGCCTGTAACCAAGTTCAAAGTTTTATCTGCAAGCGGTGATACTAGTGTCTCGGGAACACTCGACGTTAGCGGTAATACTACTCTTGTCAAGGATTTATATATAGGACAGCCTGTAACCAAGTTCAAAGTTTTATCGACAAGCGGTGATACTAGTGTCTCGGGAACACTCGACGTTAGCGGTAATACTACTCTTGTCAAGGATTTATATATAGGACAGCCTGTAACCAAGTTCAAAGTTTTATCGACAAGCGGTGATACTAGTGTCTCGGGAACACTCGACGTTAGCGGTAATACTACTCTTGTCAAGGATTTATATATAGGACAGCCTGTAACCAAGTTCAAAGTTTTATCGGCAAGCGGTGATACTAGTGTCTCGGGAACGCTTGACGTTAGCGGTAATACTACTCTTGTCAAGGATTTATATATAGGACAGCCTGTAACCAAGTTCAAAGTTTTATCGACAAGCGGTAATACTAGTGTCTCTGGAACACTCGACGTTAGCGGCGATACTACTCTCAGAGGCGGCTTAATCAATATCGGCACAACTGGTAGCACGGTTAATATCATGGGAACTACTAATACTATACAAACTACTAATTTACAAGTAAAAGATTCGTTGATTACTTTAAATAGAGGAGGAGCTGATAGTTCTGCCGGTGGCGCCGGAATAGAGTTTGAAGAAAAGGATTCTCCAACTGGGTGGATAAAACTTTCTCTTGATAGATCATCATATGATGTAAAAATGCCAGCTAATTCTAGCATTTATACTATGGCGGTTAAGGATTCTATTGGAAATATTTCCGGAAATGCGTCGAGTGCGACAGCATTATATATAACTTCGCAACTTGGAACTGAATATCCAAGTACAGGCTCTGCCGCTACTGATTGGAGGATTGTGTTTACAAATGCATCAGATGATGCGATTTCCAAAAATTATGATTTAAGAATTCGTAAAAATGGACTAAAATATAATCCTAATACAGACACATTATCGTGTGCAAATTTTTCAGGTTCGTTGAGCGGTTCTTCTACATCGTGTACTGGTAACGCGACAAGTGCGACAAAATTACAAACTGCTCGTGCGATAACTTTAACGGGAAATGTAACCGGCGCTGCCAATTTTGATGGGTCTGCTGGGATTGAAATCAATACAACCTGCTCTACCGCAACAACGTGTACTGGCAACGCTAATACTGCGACATCTGCTGGAACGTGTACTGGCAACGCTAATACTGCGAGCAACCTATATAACGCCAATACTGGCACGAATCAAAACGCACGACATGATGGTGGTGCTAGTTCAGTTGTTGCGAGGGATGGTAGTGGAGATATTAGGTGCAGTACTTTGTACGGTAATGCGACATCCTCAAATACAGCATTTAAGATTGAGCAAGGACCCGCCAGTGTTAAGTGTGATGTTAATGGATCCGTTTATATGAGTGCTGGGTTTATCTATAGTTATTCCAGGTTTGGTATAGGAGCCAATCCTAACTATTGGTTACATGTAGAAGGTGCTAATCCCTCGTCGTCGACGACTTGGACTACTGCGCGTAATTATTCCAACTCCGATATATATAACGACAGCGGTAGACCTCACGGGAATGTAAAAATCTATACAGATGGCCGTGTAGCGGGTGAAGGACTTGTAGCATTTTCTGATGAACGTATAAAGAAAAACATACAAGATATTGATGACGGTTATGCTTTAGAAACTCTAAGATTAATTCAACCAAAAAGGTATAATTATATTGACACAATTATGAAAGGCACAGAACCGGTATGGGGATTTATCGCACAGCAAATAAGGGAAGTTTTACCATATTCAACGACACTTTTAACAGATTATATTCCAAACGTATTCTGTATGGCTACAGTAAGTAATACAAATGTATTGACATTAATTAATAATGGAAGCACTTCAAAGCTAAATGCAAACGCAAACGGGAAACCTGTTCTTATTCGATTATATATACAAGAAGATAATAAGGAAAATAAAAAGAATGTTACAATTAAAACAATTGTGGACGATACAACAATAATCATAGAGGAATCGTTAGACGCAGACGTTTCAACCGTTTTTGTTTATGGACAAGAAGTAGATGATTTTCATTCATTGAACAAAGATGCGATTTACGCCGTTGCGGTTGCCGCCGTTCAAGAAGTAGATCGTTCTGTCGAAATTCTAAAAACAGAAAACGCCAATTTAAAAAAAAATGTATCTGATTTAACCACTCGACTCGAAAAACTCGAAAAAATAATAAGCACTCTCAACCTATAAATCGCACGCACTCGATCAATTAGACGATTTATAATTTAATTCTATAAAAAAATGAAATGAAACCTAAACCTGTTTTTTATTCCATTTTGAAATAAGACAGAATGCTCGCCGAATTACACGCCCACGAAAGAGATGAGCAAATCAAGTTCGACGCCGGTCCGCATATTTATACGATTGAATACAAAGATAAAAACGGCGCGCCGGTATCAGACAGCAAATACATGTCCGTTACGAAATGGAACCACAGCCATTTCGGCAAGTTCGACGCCGACTTGATTATTAAAAAGATGATGAATGGTAAGAACTGGAACCCTCAGAATATATATTACGGCAAAACGGCAAAGGAAATCAAGGACGGGTGGAATAAAAACGGAGCCGATGCCGCTAGAGAAGGAACAAAGCTTCATTATGATATCGAGTGCTATTATAACGGCATTGTGTTGGAGAAGGGGAAGGAAAACACGTCTCTAGAATACCAACACTTTATCGCATTCACAAAATACATTGCCGAAAATCATCCGACCAATTATAAGCCCTACAGGACCGAATGGATGATTTGGAACGAAGACCTGAAATTCGCCGGGTCAATTGACATGGTATTTGAAAAAGAGGACGGGACGCTTATGATTTACGATTGGAAGAGATGTAAGGAAATAAAAAAGGCGGCGTCGTTCAACGCATTCGCCAAGACGGAGTGTATCGATCATTTACCAGACACGAATTTCTGGCATTATTCTCTTCAACTAAACACATATAGGGCAATACTGGAGGAAAAATACGATAAAAAAGTAAGCGAATTATGTTTGGTATGTCTTCATCCAGATAATGAATCGTTTCAACTCTTCAAGGTTCCTTTTATGGACAAGGAAATAAAAAGTCTATTCGATTTGAGAAGAGAATCGTTGCTTAATGCCGCCGCAGGCAAGAATAAGAATTTTACATAAACGATTTAAATAAAAGGGCAGTGATAATACTATACACAATCCAACAAAAAATGTCTTATACTCTTCTAGATGTAGTATATCACGATATTTCATATATTAATTTGGTCCTTTTATCGCTATACATCTCTAGTATTTTTTCAATTGGGGTTTCGGTTTCGTTTCTTATTGTCGGGTATTACATGAAGGGGTCTTTTTTTATTGTCAAAGATCGTTATGTCGATCGTATTGATAAAGAAGAAGAAGAAAATGAAAAATATTACAAGGAATTTAATCAATCGAGGTATACTAACAACACATTAAACGATTTGTATAATTTGCGGTTTAAAACCGTACGCGACCAATCTCCAGACGGGGATGATATTATCATGACATATAATAGCGATTCAGGCACATTTTGGTATTACTGTGACAATAAAGAGAATGTAAAATTCAATACTTTGGACGCCGTGGCGAGAAAGTTTGCTATTGATAATAATTGTAAATGCGTTTGTATAAACTATAAAGAAGAACTTGACAAGGCCTTTCATATGGTTGATTTTTCAGTCGTTCTGAAACAGTTGAAAAAAAATGATTGGATTAAAAAGAATAAGAATGATGGAGGAGCAATCGAGAAAAACGTATACGCCACATTTAAAAAATATGATAATACGGATAATAATGGTAATGAAAATACTAGAGTGAGGATGAAAAAACACATTACAAATAGGTTTTCTTATAAAGGTAAACTAAATGAATATAAGCCATTTGAGGAAAAAAAGACTGCCGCTTATGGCAACGACCCTATAAGTTTTGCCGATTTTAAGAAAATACAAAAAGAAAAAGAAAAAGAAGAACAAGCAAAATAGCAAAATAGCAAAATAGCAAAATGGCAAAATAGCAAAATAGCAAAATGGCCAAATGACACAATGTTGTAAAGATTAATATAATTATATACGATTAATATAATTATATGAATCTTGGAGAAAATATAAGAAGCACAGTAGAAAGCATCGAGAAGAATGCGGTGGATGACATAAAAAATAGTGCGGCAAATGTTAAAGAAAATGTAAAGCAGATCGTCGGATCTGTTAGAGAAAATGTAAAGAAAGCAGCTGTCGTCGTTAAAGATAAAACAGCCGAAGCAGCCGTTTTAACGGGCGAATTAAAAAAAAACATTAAAATAGCAACAGAGGCGCTAGGAATTATTTTAGCTAATAAAGAGATGCGTGATGAAATTAAAGGCATTGTAAAAAACGCGACGGAAATATCGAAAAAATCAATTGAAGATGCCAGAGACGACATTATGACAGACAAGGTGTTTTTAAATAACTTGGCGGATACTTCAAATAAGATTGGTGAACAAGTATCGACCGCTGTGTATTCGACTGTTGACGGCATATCTCTCGGAGTGGTTAGCGATTTACGAGCGGCATATGCTAGTTATGCGGCCACTCTAAACTCGGTTGATTTATTAGCATCTATTTTTAGGATACCTCTTTCCAAACTTGACGAAAAAATAAAGGGCGACTCAAAGGAAATTATTTCATTAATTAAATCAATAATAAGTATTAAAAATAATTACGAAATTACTATGAAAAAAATAAACGACGACATTAATAATGGAGTAAAAAATGCGACGACTTTGCCTCCTGTATCTATGCCTCATGTATTGCCTTTAAATACAAGGTCCGTTAGAGGAGGAGGGAGAGGTTCGTATAAAAGGAAAAAAACAGCAAAGGTAATAAAAAAGAAAAATAAAAATAAAAGTAAAAGAAGATTCAAAAACATTAAAATAAAATAATATAAAATTACTTGTCAATCACAACTTGCTTCGCTACCTTTTTAATGACGTACACAAATCACAAATAAAATCTTTTTTTGCGGAAAATGCGGATTTTTTGTAACCTAAAGCGTTATTTGTGTGTTTAACGGTTAAAATATGCCTATCGTAGTCATTTTTTTACTGCAGTTTATATTACAAAAATCACAATAAAATACTTTAGCGGAAAATGCGGAATTTTGTGTAATCATTTAATATAATAAAGATAATAATATTTTCCGCTTAAATCCTTTTTTTATTTTTATCAAAAAAGTTTCAGTCACAGAGTTTTCAATCCATTTTTGGAAATGAGAGCATTATGCTGTAAATCACTTTTTCACGATTTTTTTCCATAAAGTTTTTTGAGTTTTTCGATTTTGGACATTTTTAAAATGTCCATTTTCCATTTTTTCAAAAAACTTATGAAAAAATTCGTGAAACTAATTTTGTTGTATGTTTAATATATAAACTGATGTTTAAAAACATAGCAAACTTTAATAATACAAGTGATTATTTACCATTGTTAACGGCAGTATTAATTACTGATTTGTTTGTCATCTTGTTATCAAACACAAGGGTAATCAAATCAAAAGTATTGAACCAATGGTATTCGCAGTATAATTTATCTGCAGTCGTCGCCGATGTTTTAATTATACTTATTGGGTTAATTATAACGAGAGTATTATATTATAATATATTCAATGAATTCTCCATTATACAATTCGTCCTTTTAGCAGTAGTAATACAAATTGTACACGACGTATTATTTTACGTCTTTTTTACAAATGTTCCAAGAGGAATTAATAAAATGATGGACACGTTTAAGGACTATGCGGATGAAGTATCTTATAAGGCCATACTATCAGATAGCGGTATGATGGCAATGTCGTCTATTATTGCGTCCTATCTTGCTAGTAAAGATTTAAATACCAATATGATTGTTATGATTATCTCTGTATATTTATTGCCATACATTTTGTATAATTAATTAAATTAACTAACATTTCGTATATTTTTGCAAGTATTGTAAATACCCGCTACTTTTTTCTAGATCAAAAGATGTTTTTAAATGTTCCTCTGCTATTTTCATTACTATAATTTCCTGTTCAGATAATTGCGCTTTGTATTCATCCAATCTGTTTGGATAAGCTTCTTCATATTCCAACACCTTTCTCTTTACAATTACAAATCTCTTTTTCTTACCAATGTTTGCGTTTGTCGACATTGATTGGTTGCCAATTTATTTTTATTAAAAGACGTTTCAATTTTTTTGGTTTTTGGATAAAATTGAAATGAATTTTAATAAAAATAAAAAAGAAACAAAAGATCGACTGGATGGACAAAACGAAAATGGATATCATCCATGAGCATACGACGACGACGACGATGAAGACGCCCAAGGAGAAGATATCGCCGCCTACGTTCCGATTCAAGTTGGACGACCATATTGTCGCAATGATTTCAAATTTTGCGAACAAACACATGTCGGATGATCGGAAGAAATATAAATCCGAATGGAAACTTTACTACGACCAACATTATGAAGTTTTCAGCAGGGAAGTTCAAAGGCTGATTGAACTCGGTTATAACAATAAGGAGCCTATAGAGGACAAGATGTTCAAGGCTGGACGCTATTATTTTAGAAAGAAGAATTTTAATAAAAAACAAGATAAACACAATGAAGAAGAAGAAGATGAAGAAAAGGAAGACGAAAACAAAAAAATCAGAATGGACAAGAACATTTTAAACTCATTCGATGCGCATATATCTCAAATGTATTCTAATGGAAAAATTGTATCTCCTGAAAAAAGTTTTGAAAATTACTGTAAAACTGCTATAGCTGAAATAACAAACGAGATTATGAGTATTTATAATACTTATCATCTATCCGTCAGCGAGATAAACGCGAAATTAAAGGAAACATATAGAAATCGATATTTCAATATAATTAGAAAAAACTCAAAATACGCAGACTAATTCAATAGAATCCATTCCTTCTCATACAGTCCGGACACAATTTACATTTACTGCATAATTGTATTTTATTTTTTCTACTTTTCTTATTATGTTTTTTGGAGGTGTTACTTCGGCGAAGTGATTTTCCTTTTCCAACAGAAAATAAAGGATGTTTTCCACTTTTAATATTACCCCATTCTTTTTTAGCAAGTCCGAATACGTTTTTAAGACCATTAAACGTGTTGTTCTTTTGCTGGTCCAACGTTATTTTTTTAATCAACCCATTCCAAGTTATTTCTTGTTTCATTTGTTATATATAAATACATATATAAAAAAAAATGAAATGAAATATTATACGCGGACCTTTTTTTAAATTAAAAGATGACGAATTATATTGGCTACGACGACGACGAAAATTCTCTCATTAATTGTCTATTTAAAAGGGATGATATAAACGAATGTTATCGGATATTGTTTAAATTGGCAAAACATAAAAAGGAAGAAGCCGTTTGGAATTTTATAATAAATTTGTTTCTAGACTTTTATGCAGAATTAAATCCTAAACTAGAACACTTTATATTTAAACTCAAAACAGATGGACCCGCCACTTCTATGACATTTGCCCGTATTATAAAAAACATGTTTATTAGGAAATCGACCTCTCATAACGTATACAAAGCAAGGATAAGCGTCTTGACGTTTAAGTATACTGTTACGTCTTTGAAAAAGATTAAACCAAGCACGACGATTGATTTACTACTATCTGACCCGCTTAATAATAAATATTCTGTATTATTAACCGCATTACATTCAAAAAATATAGATAAGATCGCGTATAAAGTATTTACACACTTGAAGGATGGAAACGATGTCGATGTTGTTCATAGGGTCATTATCGGGTATTTCTCTAAAGTATATTTTACACAAGCAGAAGCACAAGCAGAAGAAAAAGAAATAAATGTTAAAATTTTCGAAAAATGGTTACAAATTAAGAAAAATATCCCAAGCGAGTTTTATTTCCATTATTTAATCGCCATAATTATCCATTTGTTCGCAAACCAAAAGGATATCAATGAAAGTGTATTGTTTGTTAGACCAACTCCGGATATTATTGTGGGTTTATAAAAAAAAATTGATTTGCCAAACCAGAAAGTAAAATAGCATCATATATTAACCCAAAGCAATGGTTAAAAACGAAAAGGGAGGCAACAAGTCTAAAAAGCTCGGCAGGAAACACGTAAATGAAACAAATGGCAAGTCAAGTGAAAATATTCACGTCAGGTACGCGAAAGAAGAAGGAGAAATGTATGCGGTTGTTTCTAAAAATTATGGAAGCAATATGTGTCTAGTCGAATGCGCAGACGGAGTCGCTAGAAATTGTATCATCCGAAAAAAGTTTACTGGTAGACGTAAAAAGGATAACATAATTTCTGCCGGGGTTTGGATATTGGTAGGAACGAGAGATTGGGAGGTTTTAACTGCTGGAAAAAAACCAAAGTGCGATTTGTTGGAGGTATATTCAACAGAAGAGAAATCTAAATTAGAAGTTTCTAGTCATATTGACGTTCGGAGATTATCAAAATTATCGTTTAGTGATAATAAAGATGTGGAAGATTACTCATGCGATTTTATCAGTTCAGAAACTTCATTATATGAAAAAATACTAGCAGACGTTGATGAGGGGGGTAATGACAAAGGGATGAATATAGTCACGTCGTCATCAAGTAAACCGTCCCAATTGATCAATATTGATGATATTTAAATCATTTAAAAATGTCCATTTTATTAAATAAAATAATATAAAATTATATATGGATAAAATTTATTATTTAATTCATTCTACAAATAACCCTGATTGTATAAATTGGAGTGAATTAAAAACTTCTGAATTTAATACAAACGGCCAATTCCCAGGTGCGTATTTATCTATTATTACAAAAGATAATATCCTTAATGAAGATATATTTCCAGGGAAATATATTATGATATTTTCTAAAAAATTAATGCTTCAAAATAATTATCATATAAATTTAACTGATTATAATGGAATAGTTTCAGAAAAAAATACATATTTCTCATGGAATTTAAATAAATTTATGAGTAAAAATAGAGATTTATTATTAACTGGAAAAAAATCACAATCCGAAGTTGTTTTTCACGATAACATAAATATGAAATATTGTTGCGGTATTATTAGTATTTTAAAAATAATAGGTAAAAATATAAAAAAAAATTATTTTTTACCTAAAATTTCAATTGAAAATGAAGAAGGCCCTGATATGACAAAACAACCGTTTTTGTGTTATCCATTTGAAGATAAATATACTGGGATTAATCCATTACCAAAAAGTTCTAATAAATGGTATGAAATGATGGCAAAAGTATGTAATGTTAATATAGATAAAAATAATAATCCTCCAGAGGATATTATAAAAAAAATAAAAGATAAGGCAAATGAATTATATAACAATCGAGATGATCAAAATATAAATTTATTAAAACAATATTCGCAATCTACAATTCGAGGGAAAAAAAAAATCAAAATCAAAAAAAAATCAAAAAAAAACCCCTCTTCTCGTAAAAATAAATTTTTATAAAACGATCGTTATAAATTATTTTTAACATTTTCCAAATTCAGTACCTGAATATAATATATGAGCGTTTTAAATGAGAAAAGATGTAATAAATTATTTGTTTACTTTTTTTTTCAATCATAACATCTCGCTCAGTGAAACGAAACTTTGGATTAACGATAATTGTAATTGTTGATCATCGTCGTCGGCCTCTCCGCCACTTATGTCATAAAAGGCAAATAACATACGAGACGACATTGGATCTATATAGGTTTCGTTATCATCAATATCTCTTTCGCGCGCTTGTTCTGCTTGTACTTGCGCTTGCGGTTCTACTTGCGCTTGTTCTGCTTGCGCTTGCGCTTGTGTGTCTGCTTGCGCTTGCGCTTGTTCTATTGATCTTCTCGCCGCCCTTGTTGCTGCTGATGATAGTATTGCCGATTCTTGGGTTTCTTCTTGTTCTTGGTCTTGTTCTATAATCTTTAATTTGAATCTGCAAATAGGACATTCTGGTTTTTTTTGAACCCATTTATTAATTGCTTCTGTGTCGAATAAATGATTACACGGTAAACTTGTTATTTCATCGCCATCGTTAAATGGAGTATGAGTAATAGGGCAATTTAATTGTCTGGTTTCGTCGTCGGTTGATTTATATGTATATAATACAAGCTGGTTCTCTTCTATACATATTTTTTTATTTGCGCTATTTTCGTCATATAATGATGTGTTTATATATCGATTCGCAAAGCTGTTTAGATAAGAATATACCACGTCTTGAATGGCATATGGAATGGACGAAGACGGAATGGACGCATATGTAATAGGAGCATATGGAATGGATGCATGTGGAATGGATGCATATGTAGTAGTGTCTCTCGATGAAATATAATTATTATTACTTATTTCATTGGCGCTATTAAATAATAAATCCATCACATGTGTCAACTGTTCCTGATTTGTCGCCTGATTTGTCGGCGGTGGGATAGTCTCGGGCTGAGTTGGAATTTGCTCTGGCGTTGTCGAGTCTGACTGTGAATGGTTCGTATTATATGTCGATAGACATTGAAGTATTGTTAAAATGAAGTTTTCTTCTTCTTCTTCCATAAGTTATAATAGAATTGGTTAAAAAAAATGGAAAAAAAACTAATTAATAAAACTATGAAAAAAAAAACGAAACTGATAATAATATTGTAGTAATATATATTAAAAATGTCAATAGTCGCAATGAAGAATAAATCGCGAGGGTATAATACTCCAATCTCGGCTAGAGGATTTGCTTTGAATGGTACGTTGAGAAGCCAGGGATATATTGGTCAGTCTTCCATTCGTGCTAAATATATTAGAACACTATTCAAGGGGAATTACCCTGTCGGACACGGAGGCTGTTTGGGCACTTATTATGTAAATCCGATTTTTTCTTGTAATCACGCCACGAATGACTCGACGATTGTTAAAAAATCCACGATGAATAATCTCGGGCATATTCATTCATCTTTACTTTATCCAACTGATAAATGTAAACAGGTTGTTCCGGCTATTTTACTCACGACTATTCAGGAAAATAAAGCAGGTAATTATGTCTCAAGTGAATCCGAATATATAAAATCACTTGTACAAGCAAGCGTTGATATTTCTTGCAACCCAATCGACGAGAAGCCAAAATTGGTTATTTGCAATAATAATAAAAATAATAAAAATATTAAATGCGGAGGGTATTCTAAATCATTAACATCGGTTTCGTCAGGAGACTATATGAATTCTATCATTTATAAAAAAAAATGCGTATCGGCTAAATAATATATTTTTCTCTCTATATCTTATTAACCTATTAACCTCATACAATTTACTAAAATGAGTATAAAAAATGTCGATAATGATAAACATCAGGCATATGCGGATTTCTTTGATTCGTTAAAAGATTATGAATATGAATATTGGGGACTAGGAGTTGAAAACGAAACATATCTAATGGTATCCAACCCATTTTCTAAAAATCCAACTATTTTACATAATCATAAACGAGAAAGGTATTCGGTAGATTATTATAAAAACTATGACATGAAGTTGTTTTCAGAAACTTTAAAACCATACATAGAGAGAAAAAGAGCGGAAGATATAATCAAGATGCCAATGTATATAAACGGTTACACGTTTCAAAATGTGGATATATACGGCCAGCATAAAACGCATTACTCAAAAGCGCCGGTTTCCAATAAAAAATATTGCGGAATGAGCATAGACCAATATATGAATTACGTCAGTCCGGTTTATAATCGACTCTTTAAAAAAAACGTAACGTTTGACGGAGACACTATCGAATTTATTACATCCAGGTTTTTCAAAACAACTGTGAAAAAGGTTGTAGAGGAGCTTGGGATGATTAAAAAAAAATTCATTGCTGAAATAGACAAACATTTGTCTAAAAAACTCTTGTTTGAAAACTCGACCATTGTGTATCCCGAGTATAATTACGGATTCGTCTCCTTTTTAACAAACTCGAATAATCTTGGGATATGTAATAACGGGACATATCATTTAAATATTACACTTCCTACGAAATTGTCAAATGATAATACTATAGTCGACATGGATTTATTCAAAAAGAAACACTCGGATGCTATTAGGATGATTCAATTGATGGAACCTCTCTTAATAGCATTGTATGGTTCTCCTGATATTCTAAACACGATCGCTAGATTAAACGCAGATGCTAAAATAAATGCAGATGCTACTAAAGATGATGCTTCTAATAAGGATATTTCTTATTGTGGCGGCTCATTACGTATAATGATGAGCAGATATATAGGATTAGGAACGTACGATTCGGAAACGATGGAATCTGGAAAAAAATTGGACGATTGTATTCCGCCAAATTACTTTGAGAGATTACACCAAGGCGGTGAATATTTTCCTCCGTCAAAAATAGGATTTGACGTAAACTACAACAAGTTTAAAAATCACGGAATCGAGCTTAGGATATTTGATTATTTCCCAGAAGAGTATTTAAGTGACGTTTTGAATTTTATTCTTTTATTATGCGAACATAGTGGTTATAAAAAAATAGATAAACCGCAAAACAATAAAGCATGGAACGATATGGTGATTCAGTGTATCAAATTCGGGTCGGACGCAACAATCTCTCAAGATTTTCATGATTTACTGATGGATGTATTTGATATTAATAATAAAAGTATGTGTGGATGTTTTTCAACCAAACCACAACCCAGCATTTATAAAATGGTAAACAAAATAAGTAAACTATTGTATAAACGATATGTAGAAAACATTGATCATTATAATAATAGGTCTATTATGAAGAAAATGGCGCCTGATATGAATAAACCTGCCACGCTAGTTGATTATAATAAAATTATCAAAAAAAAATTTGAGGATTTTATTTTGGGGTCATAGCAAATGTTCATGTCGGGGTTCGAACCCGAGACGTTCAGCTCATAAGACTGACACTCTACCAACTGAGTTACACGAACATATAATTCCTCCTTGTGAAGTTTATTATGCGAAATTAGTACTTAATTATTAAAATCCAATCATTTTTTTTGCCAGTTTCAAATAAAAGTTTTCTGAAGGATTGGTAGTTTTTTTGCGGGTTACGTTGGTTGTTTTTTTCTTATTCTGTTTCCCATAACATTTTTTATAACATCTTGTCTGCAGATTGCTATAAGATTGTTTGGTCCTATCATTTCTCCTACCAAATACAATATTCATTTTATTGTATGTATCTTTGTCTGGTGTATTACTAAGATTCATTTTAGTTAAGCTGTATTTACGACGCATTTGATTTATATATTATATAAATAAATAAAAAGTTTTTAATATTATTAGTCGGAGGCGGAGGTGTATGATTGTTTTGTTTATTTTTATTATCGTTGCTAATAATTGCCTGCATTTGTTATATATTATCTTGATATATATTTTTTTTTATTATATTGGCATATAGATATAATAGATGATATTTACGACATCAAAAACGATTAAGAACAATGGTATTATAATTGGAAGTCCATTCAAGCCTAATACAATGACGCAAGGAAGTGAGTTATCGAATGCGTTGGCGCTGCGATCTTATTCTGCCAACTCTGGCGGAGTGAACGAAGTATTTAATAATAAGAAAAGTTGGGGACATGGATCGGAAGAGTATACGTTTTATAAAAAAATCCAGGCTTTTGGAGGAAGGGGAAGGGGAGTGGCAATGTCTTATAAGAGCGTCGATGCTACATCTCGAAACTCTGCTCTAATTCGATGTCGTTCTGGCGGATGCGTCGCTCCTAAAAAGAAGGGCGCTGTTCACGTTTGATATTAATTATATTTAGCGTTTTCATCTTTTTTTTTAAATTCGACTCTCTGTTTCGCTGAACCGTTCAATCTATAATAGCCCTATTGACCTGTTTTTTGGCAAGAAATGAGTGACAAAACGTAGAAATGAGTGACAAAAAAATCCTTGGTTCATTTACCGGATGTGTTTTAAATAAAAAAAATATGTCGGCTATATATAGAAAAAAGGAAAATGAGTGTTAGCGCGTTGTATGATAATTTGCTAAAATATTTTGTCGAATTTTTAGGAACATTATTTTTCCTGTACGTGATATTGGCAAGCAATGGTAATCCTTTGTTTATTGGAGGTGCTTTAGCGCTTGTGGTGGCTGTTTTCAGTGGAATATCCGGCGGCCAATTCAACCCGGCAGTTACTATTATGATGGCTTTTTATAAGAAGAGTCAGATGGACTGGGGCAATGTTATTCCTTATATAGTAGCGCAAATTGCTGGCGGACTTGCTGCGATACAACTTTATACACTTCAGCAAAATGTTGCGAAAAAAATAAAGTGAATAGATAGATAGAAAAAAAGTCGGGGCACCTGCGGAGCCCCTTCTTTTTCTTTTTTTTTTAATTTTTATTTCTTTTTATTTTATTTAAATTTTTATTTCTTTTTATTTTATTTAAATTTTTATTTCTTTTTATTTTATTTAAATTTTTATTTCTTTTGTTTTTTATATTTTTTATTGATTTTAAAATCGAAATGGTATCAAAATCAATGTCAAAACGCAAACAAACATTCAAGACGCAAACATTATTTTTATTTTATTTTATTTTATTTGTTTTTTTATTTTATTTTATTTTATTTATTTTTTATTTATTTATCTAAATCCACTCGCTGCCCCAATCACTACAGTGCGGGTTTCCTACGGACACAGCGGGGAGACGGAGTTCGCGCAATTCCGCCTTCTTGACGTCTTGTCCGATCTGTTCCAGTTCTTCCTGGTAGACCGGAGTGAATGCGAACGAGTCGGATGGAAGGACCGTGTGGAAGGTGTCCTTTTCCGGCAATCCGACGTCCTTGAGATGACGGATGAATTCTCTGTAGAACCTCAGGAATTCAATCTTACTTCCGGCGTTGAAGATGACCTCCACGAAAGTCTGTCCTGGGATTTCATCCTCGTAAAACGACATTGAAAATCTCGTTTCTTCTCCGATGGTGACGTTGATCTGGTAGTCGCCGTTTACCACGGTGAAGGCATACTCAGAGTCGCAGGTAAGAATCTGTCGGACTGCTTGAAACGCCACCGGAACCGACGCATACGTCATTGCGAATGACGTATATTTGTCGAAATCTTCTGGTTTCGGCAAGACCTCCCGTCGCTTTCCGTCTCCTTGTTGTTGTTGTCCTTGTTGTTGTTGTTCTCTTTCTTCATCTCTGTATGCCAGTCGTTGACTCTGGTATGTGCACTGAAGTTCCGAGTCGTCGTCGTCGTCTTGAAGGTAAGAGCGTCCTCCGGGTATGTAAGCCTTGGTCGATTGGAACAGGGGAATGTCCGACAGCCAGAGTAGCTGTGGCTCCCCCCTTCCCTTTCCGTCGAATTCGTCGTAGTCGTAGGCGCATCCTTGGTCGATAGCATCTTCAACGTTTTCAGCAAAATCGCAAAAACTCATCGCAGCTTCTTCTTGGGTTATACTGATATTTTAAATCAGGAAAATCATTTCAATTTTTCTAAATCTGACTGTGACAATTTTTCTCATAATAAAAAAAAAGTAATTTAATATTCACTTAATAAGAAAAAAAGAAAAAAAAGTCGGAGTTTCCTCCTTCTTTTTTTTCTTTTTTTTTTTTATTTTTATTTGTTTTTTTCTTATTTAAATTTTTATTGATTTTTGGTTTTATATTTTTTATTTGTTTTTATTTTATTTAAATTTTTATTTGTTTTTTTTTAATAGCAAAATAGTGGCATTAAAATCATTTTTTTAAACAAAACAAACAAACAAAACAAACAAAATCATCGCAAAAGTTCGCATGTATCGCAGCGACAGTCCGTGTGCGTAGCAGCGGCGGCCTCCTTCGTGAAGGCGAATGAGGGCCGACCTGTGTAGTGAAGTTGCGCAGTTAGCACATGTTCAGCGGGTCTCTTCGTTGCGTCTTCTGTCGCGAGGTGGTAAAGGCACGATCGGTAGAACTTGCGAAAGACGTCAGAGGCCCCGGACTGTCTTTGGAATTCCACGATGAATTCGCTCGGGGTGGGTTCCTTGAAGATGTTGATGTGAACGAGTGTCGGTTTCTCCCCTTCGAACACATCAGTCAGCGTGACTTTCATCTGGTACCATCTCTCGTCCGTCGTCCACGAAATTCTCTTGTCGTGCGGGAACATCTCCTCAAAGATTGTCACCATCTGGTCTGGATTGGAGTTGACGCCAAACGACGAGTATTTTTCGTACCAGTCGGGCGTGTCCTCTGCTTCCCTGATGATCTTTCCATCTGGACCGCGCTTTGCCTCTCCCTGTGCGACTGTTGTGTCCGCCCACTCGTCGTCATCCGAGTCCATGGAACCGGCCTGTTCGACGTAGGGTTCGCCAGTCTTTTTTTCTTGTCCGTCCGCGGAGCCTTTTCCGCCAGCGCCAGCGCCAGCAGCAAATGCTCCGGTCTCGTCTCTGTAAGCCACCCGTGAACTCTGGTAGGTGCACTGAAGTTCCTTGTCGTTGTCCTCATCCGTCAGGTAAGAGTGTCCGCCTGGCTTCATCGCCCTGATCGATTGGAACAGCGGAATGTCCGACAGCCAGAGTAGCTGTGGCGCATCCTGTTTGCTCGCCTCTTCGTCGTCGTATGCGCATCCTTGGTCGATCGCGTCTTCAACGTTTTCGTTAAAATCGCAAAAACTCATCGCAGCTTCTTCTTCTTGGGGTATACTGATATTTTAAATCAAGAAAATCATTTCAATTTTTTCTTCCAAACGTATATTTAAAAAAAAAATTGAACAAGTGTATATAAGTCTAGTTAAATAAAAATGCAAATGCAACTGCCTGGTAAAATATATATCGCGAGCATGAAAATGAATATGAGTGGCAAGTATGCCGATCCCGTCCTGAAAAATTCTATCAGGATTAATGTGACAAGTGCTCAGGCAAAAGCGAGCAAAAACCGGTTGGATTTTAGTCCAATGACCGAAATACCCAATGGTTATAAAGGATACTGGAATTTTGAAAGTTATTGGCAGTCAGGGAAAGTATTTGAGGACGTTCCTATTGAAAAGAGTAAAAAATGGTGGAGAGAATTAAAGGAGCCTAAACGGAGATTTCCTAAATCCAAGAATAAAAAGGTATTGTATGCGTTATTTGACGGGAATGATGAAAAAATGGATTATATTACTTCCAGGAAAAAAGTATACGTGCCTGAATATTATGAATTAATAAAAAATAGAGAGATGACTCTACATTGGCGTAAAATGTTGAAAGAGGGTAACAACTTGATTATTTACGATTTCGACGGTCCTAGGACTAAAAACGGCGACGTAGACTGCTTGGAGGTAACGAGAGAATTATTAATTGAAAAGATTAATGACGGTCGGTTTCCATTCGGACACGGATATATAGTTGCCGGAACTATATGCGGAATCAATCCCGATATGTATTTATCCTGATAATACAGGAATCCAGGTAGATAATATTAGATATAATAAGTTTTTTTGATTTTTTTTTCACGAATTTTTTCCATAAAGTTTTTTGAATTTTTCGATTTTGGACATTTTAAAAATGTCCTTTTTTGGATTTCTCGAAAAACTTTATGGAAAAAATTCGTGAAAACGTGTTGTGAGCATAATGCTCTTATTTCCAAAAATTGCCCGAAAAAAACGTGACTGAAACTTTTTTCATAAAAATAAAAAATGATATAGAGATTTTTCTTGTTCAATATATATATGAACGAAAAGTCGCAAAAGTCGCAAAAGTCGCAAAAAAAATATGTGTGTGATTTTTGTGATTATATAACATGTAAAAAGAGTGATTACTCCAAACATTTATTCACACCAAAACATAAAAAAAGGGCTATTTTGAACAATTTTGAACATTTTGAACAAGAAAAAGCCCAAACTTATAATTATATGTGTAAAAAATGCGATAAAACATATAAAGGTAGAAACGGATTATGGTATCACGAACAGAAATGCGGAATTGTTAATAACGCGCAAGTAGATTCATCTGCGAATGATGTCAAGGTATTGACTGGTTTAGTAGTCGATTTATCAAAACAAATGTTGGAAATATGTAAAAATAATAACAATACAAATATTAACAATAATAATAATAACACGATAACAACTCAATCACACAACAAGACATTCAACCTTCAATTCTTTTTAAACGAAGAGTGTAAAGACGCGATGAATCTCTCCGAGTTTGTTAATTCAATCCAATTAAAATTATCCGATTTGGAAAACATTGGTAAATTAGGTTACGTTGAAGGTATTTCAAACATTATAATTAAAGAGTTGAATGGTACAGATGTTAACAAACGCCCAGTTCATTGCAGTGACGTAAAGAGAGAAACGATGTATGTCAAGGAAGAAAATAAATGGGAAAAGGACACCGAGCAAATGGTCAAGGCTGTAAAGGACGTAGATAAGAAAGCATCCAAGTTGTTGATAACCGATTGGAAAGACGCAAACACTGATTTAATGAATAGCAAGTCTAATCAACATAAACAGTTTGTAAAATTGGCAGGGGAAGTAAATGACGGCGACGAGTCAAACGTGAAAAAAGTAATTAAAAAAGTAGCAAAGCAAATAGTTATTGATAAATAAATAAAATGTTATATATCTAATTTGATTGGATGAGAGAAGAAGTCCGAGCATATTTTTTGTTTCGCCTGTTGAACTTGTTCGCAGTATTCGTCCATCGATTTGAATCCAGGATCGTTCCACGTCATGACGAACCTGAAGACGTCGACACTGTGCGTCTGTCCGATTCTGTGACACCTTGCGATGGCTTGGCTTTCCACTGCGGGATTCCAGTGCGGACTGACGAAATATACCTCGTTGTATTCTTGGAGATTAAGTCCTTCGCATCCAGTTTGTATTTGAAGTATGAGTATTTTGCTTTTTTTCTCTCTTTCTTTATGGGCTTGTCTTGTCTGAATTCTCATTGCTTGTGTTTGTGCCTGCGATGCTTGTGCCTGCGATGCTTGTGTCTGCGCATGCCCAGCGTTTTTGAGTATTTCCTTTTTCTGTTTGTCCGTGGTTCGTCCGTCGATGACTTGTACGTCGAAATCGGATTCTAATCTTTGTTTAATGATATCAATCTCTCCTCTGAAGTGGCAGAATATGAGTTTTGGTCTTTTATTTTCCTTTCTATCGATGATTGTTTTTATAAGCGAGTCTATTTTTGTGGTGTGTGTAGTTCCGTTTATGATGGAAAGTTCTTGGTTTGGGGTGATCCTAAATGGTTTGTTTATAAGCGCGGGAAATACGCACATTTGTTTCGCTTTTAGTAAAAGGGGTAGGCACCAAGACGCAGCGGGTTTTTGTTTATTTTGTTTTTCTTCTTGTTGTTGTTCTTTGTATTGCTGTCTTGATTGATAACGTCTAGGTAGTGAGAATTGTGTCATGGAATGAATGTTTTCGGCCAGTTTCTTTTCCGACTTGTTCCCCCAAGTGATGTTTATTGTTTCGCAAGTAACGTCGGCCATGTGTATTCCGACCTCTCTCTTGGTTCTTTTTAAAACAATTTGTCTACACTTTTCAAATCCGCTGACGCCTTCGTCCTTTCTGAACATTCCACGGTCGACTCCCAAAACGGCGCAGATGTTGTAAAAGTCCGTCTTGTTGTTCTGTATGGGTGTTCCGGTGACGGCCCACTTGATGTCGGCTTTTAGGTTGATCGCGCCGGCGTAAATTCTAGTGTTTTTGTTTTTCAAGTGGTGCGCTTCGTCGAATATGACCCGGTCCCATTTTATTTTGAATAGGTCGGAGGACGGTTTCGAGAGCATTCCGTAGGTTGTGATGACTATGGGCGAGGTTTTGAGTTTGGCATAGTTTTTTCTATTATTTCCGTGGTAGACGAATGCGCGGTGACTTGTGAGTTTGAATATTTCGCTCTCCCATTGTTCCAAAATCGCTTTTGGGACAATGATTAACGTGTGTAAAAGAAAGTGCGTGATAATGACTCCGACCATTTGTATTGTTTTTCCGAGTCCCATTTCGTCCGCGACTATTCCTCCGTGGACGGTTTTGCTTTCGATTACATTACCTTTTGTTTCGTTTCTAACGCACCATTCGACTCCGTCCAATTGGTGGGTTTTCGTCTGTAAGCTTCTGTCCGTCAACGCTTTCTTGAATACTCCGAGGTCTAGATGAAAGTCCGCCGCCGATGATGATGATGATTCTTGAGTCATTTTGTATAGTCGTTTCTCGTTTTGTTGCGTCAAGGTTTGTTGGGGGGTTTAATTATTTATTTATTTTTGAAAAGCATTTCAATTTTACGGGGAAACACCTACGGGGACACCCCGTAAACCCCGCATTGCGTGCTTGGTGTGTTGAAAATATGCTGCGTGTGTGTGATGGAAAAAAAAAGTCGGGGCACCTGCGGAGCCCCTTCTTTTTCTTTTTTTTTAATTTTTATTTGTTTTTTTTTTTAAATTTTTATTTCTTTTGGCTTTTATATTTTTTATTGTGTTTGGCTTTTATATTTTTTATTGTGTTTGGCTTTTATATTTTTTATTGTGTTTGGCTTTTATATTTTTTATTGTTTTTTTTCTTATTTATATTTTTGTTTTGTTTTGTCCTTTTTTTGCACAAATACATTTTACACATAAACACGCAAATACGGGGTTTGCGGGGTGTCCCCGCTCTGAAACCCGGCCATACTGTCTCCGATTTTGTTATGGAATCTCAGTCTGTGTGTCAATTCTCGGCATCGGTTGTGTTTGAGCCACATGAATGCGTATCTCGGACCGTACTGTTCGGTTAATGCGAAGGTGTTTTGGTCGAGTTCGGTGCGAATGTGGGTGTCGATGTCGGTGATGTATTGGTCGAGTTCCGGCCAGTATACTTTGGGTTTGAGTTGATGGTATTCCGTCAGCATTTCCCTTATGGTCGCGCCGAGCATTTTCATTAGCTCTACCTCGGCTTGACTCATCGGGTTGGAATTCTTTCTGACGACCCAGAACGCCCCCTTCATATACCAGACGGTCTTTCCGTAGAAGAATATCTCTGATTGTGTGTGAACGGCGATAGGAGTGTCGAACCAGTAGAGGTGGACAAACGCGTCGATGTATTGTGCGCCAGTTTTCGTATTCTTTCCCACTTTCAGATCGATGCGTGTAATAATTCCGATCTCCAACGATTCTACAACCCTTGCTACGTTTTCCGTTACTCTCTGTTCTATTTCTACCGGGATGACGTGTTCGTCTCCTCTGTAGTTTGACACGTGCGAGATGAAGAGCGACATGTCTGAAACGTACGGAGGAGCAGTACTTACCTGGATTGCGTCGCCGCTTTGCTTGGTCTCTGGCTCTTGCTTGCTTGGCTCTGGCTCTTGCTTGCTTGGCTCTGGCTCTTGCTTGCTTGGCTCTTGCTCTGGCTTGGTCTCTGGCTCTGGCTTGCTTGGCTCTTGCTCTTGCTTGGGTTCGTCTAGGTTCATTGAAGGGGGCATAGTATGCAGGACCTTCATTGAACGCATCATGTGGAGGATCGTTGACGTAGACATTGGACGGATGGATTCTTTGCTTGCTTCTTCTTCTTCTTCACTTTGCCTGTTGTGCTTCTTATTTATTCAATAAAAATCATTTCAATTTTTTCAAACATGACTGGTGGAATAAAAAAATGATTCATTATTTATTTTTTTATATTTATTTTTATTATTTATTTTTTATATTTATTTACAACATTGTAATTCTATTTCTAAATCCATGAAATGCAGATAGGGAATCTTTATCGGTGGATAATATATGGTTTGGTCCATTTACATTGACCAACGAACAAAAACTCGGATACTTACCAGTAAGACCGGCGGTGTCGAATTTTACGATTTTAAACTCTATATCAGAAATTCCCGCCCCTTTTTTTCCTCCGTACGAAAACTCTTTGCTGTCGGGCTTTTTACCGTCGGTCATGAAAATATTGTATGCGTCGGCGTGGTAGTCCCTGGCGACGACGATATTGTCGATATCGGCAATGGAAATGAATACGGTGGTCATCTTTGTATGGGTTTGTTTATTTTAATTTTTATTTTCAATTTTATTTTCAATTTTATTTTCATTTTCAATTTTATTTCATTCCCCCAGTCATGTTTGAAAAAATTGAAATGATTTTGATTGAATAAATAAGAAGCACAAAAAGCTGATAAAAACGCCGTTTATCATGTCTTCCGTTCAAGTTCAAGTTCCCGCTATCGCTGTTTCTGCCATCGCTTCAACCGCCGTTGATGATTTCCATCAATCCAACGCGCGCGTTCTGAAGACCTACGTTGCCGTTGTCGTCAAAACTCTGTCCGAAAGGTACAAGTTTGACTTTGACGAAGCCCTGGAATTCATTGGAGGATCATCCATCTCTGGTCCAAAGCCAAGACCCGCTGCCAAGAAAAAGGCGGTGGCAAAGGCAAAGGTAAAGGTAAGTAGCCGCGCGTCTTCTGAAGAAGAAAAGAAGGCGCCCGCTTCCAACGAAGAATCCGACGTCGACGTCGACGCCGACGAGGAAAAGAAGGAGGAGAAGAAGAAGTCGACCAAGTTCTTCTTCCCGTTCATCACCGCCGACGACGACAAGTGCCAAGCAATCAAGCGCACCGAGGGATTGTTCACCCAATGCGAACTCGCGAAAACTGCCGGCAAGGACTTTTGCAAGAGATGCGATAATGTTCTGGCCAAGACCGCGAAATTGCCCTTTGGAACTGTCTCCGACAGAATCAAGGACATCCACTCATCAACCTACCTCGAGTTCAAGGTCACCAACTATGCCAAGTTGATGGCGTCCAAGAACATCTCCGAGGAAAAGTTCATGGAGCACGCGGCTTCCGTCGGAATCGAGAAATCGGACGCCGAGGATTACCTCGCAGCCTCCAAGGAATCCCTCCCGGATAACAAGCGCGGCCGACCCAAGACGGAGAAGAAAAAGGTCGTGTACAAGTCCGCCGCGCCCGCTGACGTAGCAGTCGCCGTCGCTTTGCCAGTCAATGCCGTCGCGGTCGCCGCCATCACAATTAATCCTGCTCCTGCGGTGGCTGTGGTTGCTCCTGCGGTGGCTGTGGTTGCTCCTGCGGTGGCTGTGGTTGCTCCTGCGGTGG